CCGGCGGGATTTTCAGGCGGGCGAGCGCGTGCCCCTGCTGATGCGCAGGTACAGACTAAGCGCACCGCGTTTGTGGCACATCATTAAAACCGAACCTGCAGCATAAAAAACCGTCTTGTCTTTTGCCTTGAAAACAAGACACCACAAGCATGACCATCTACACGCATGGCACCACCAATTCAAACCACCGAACCCGTCAGCTTGACTGCTGGCGACACTGCCAAGTGGCTTAAATCGCTGCCTGACTACCCCGCCAGCGATGGCTGGTTGCTCAGTTACACGCTAGTTAACGCGGCCCAGCGCATCACTTTCGCGGCAGGCGCCCAGGGTGACGACCATTTGGTCAACGTCAGTGCGGCAACCACCACCGAATGGACGGCTGGCGACTACAGCTTGCGCGCCAGCGTCAGTAAGTCTGGTGAGGTCTACACCACGCTGACCGGCCGCATCACAATTGCGCCAGCTTTTGGTGCCCCACAAGACGCGCGCAGCCAGGCCAGGCGCACGCTAGAGGCCATTAACGCCACCCTCGAGGGCCGCGCCACATCTGCCACGGCTGAGTACGAGATTGCCGGTCGAAAAATCAAATACATTTCCATGCCTGAGCTGCTGACGCTGCGTGACCGACTTATGCGCGACGTCGCGGACGAAGACGCGGCCAGCAATGCGGCAGCAGGGATGCCCGGCAAAGGCCGCATTTACGTCAGGTTTGGCCTATGAAACCACTCACAAAAGCCGCCCAATTGTGGCGCGCATTGACCAGCCGCACACCCGCTGCTGGCCTGCAGCTGCGCCGCTTTGATGGCGCGCGCATTGACCGTCTAAGCGCCGACTGGTTCGCCACCGAAAGCAGCATCAACGAAGAGCTGCGCGCCGACCTAAACAACCTTCGAAAACGCGGCCGCCAGTTGGCCAGCAACAACGACTACGCCAAAAAGTTCAGGGGCATGGTCGAAAACAATTTGATTGGCCCGGCCGGCATCCGTCTGCAGGCAAAGGTCGAAGACGCGCCCGGAAAAGAAGACACCATGGCCAACGATGCCATTGAAAAAGCCTGGGACGAATGGACCAGCGTGTGCGACGTCACAGGTCAGCTGCAGTTGCGCGATTTGTGTGAAAGCATCACCGGCAGCCTGCCCGCAGACGGTGAGTTTTTAGTTCGCGAGGTGCGCGGTACGGACGCGCGCAACCGCTTTAATTTTGCCCTGCAAATTATCGACGTTGACCGCATCGACACCGCTTACAACGGCAGCTACGGCGGCAACACCGTCATCATGGGCGTAGAGGTCGACACCTACCGTCGCCCAATGGCGCTGCACCTTTTTGAGTCGCACCCCAACGACGGCAGTCGCACCGGCCGACGCCGCATTCGCGTAGCGGCCACCGAGCTGCTGCACAAATTTAAAATTGAGCGCGCCGAGCAAATGCGCGGCGTGCCGTGGATGGCCCCCGGCATGCTCAGCCTGCACCACCTGGGCAACTTTATGTTGTCGGCTTTGTTGGCCGCCGAGCACGGTGCCAACCACTACGGCTTTTTTAAGCAAAGCGAAGACGCCAGTGGGCAGCCACCGATGGGCGCCATTGAAGGCAGCGGCGCAGACGCGATCAACATCAGCCCGAGCCAGCCGGGCATCTACGACACCCTACCCGTTGGTTACAGCTACCAGGCGCACGAAAGCAAATACCCCAACGAAGTGTTCAGCCCGTTTGCAAAAACCATGCTGCAGCGCATCGCCACCGGCTGGCGTGTGGCCTACCACAGCCTAGCCAATGACCTCGAAGGCGTCAGCTTCAGCAGCATCAGGAGCGGCACGCTGGAAGAGCGCGACAGGTGGATGGCCGACCAGCAGTGGTTCATCGGCGCGTTCATGGAGCCGGTGTTCCAAGCATGGCTGCAAATGGCCCTGCTGTCGGGCGCTATCACCATGCCCAACGGCGCGGCCCTGCCAGCCGCCAAGTTTGCCAAGTTTGCCAAACACGAATGGCAGCCGCGCCGCTGGGAGTGGGTAGACCCCAAAAGCGACATGGAGGCAAAAATTCTCAGTGTAAAAGCCGGCCTGATGGCCCCGCAAGATTTGAGCGCAGCCATGGGCTACGACTTTGAAGACACTCTCAAAGCCATCAAGTCCGCGCAAGAGATGGCCAAACTTTACGGCGTGCAGCTCACCGCTTACGACGCGCTACCCGGCGCCAGCGGCGCAACCACCGCAGCGCCACCACCACCACCAGCAGCATAAAAAAATAATTAAAAAGTGTCTTGTCTTTTGCCTTGAAAACAAGAGACCACCGCCGCGACAGTAGCGGCATGCCCACACCGCAACTCCCCCCCAATCTGGCCCGACACATTCCTGACGGCCGTGTTGAGCGCGCCTTTGCTGTTGAGCGCAATGCAATTGACGAGGCCGCCCGCACCGCCACCCTGGCGTTTGCCAGCGAGCTGCCTTACGAGCGGTATTGGGGCATTGAAATTTTAGACTGCACCGCCAGCGCCATGCGCAGCAAGCGCTTGCGTGGCGGTGCCAACCTGTTATGCGACCACAACACAAAAGACGTGGTGGGCGTTGTCGAATCTGTAGAAATCGGTGCGGACCGTGTGGCCCGTGCCGTGGTGCGTTTTGGGAAAAGCGCCCGAGCAGAGGAAGTGTGGCAAGACGTGTTGGGCGGCATACGCCGCAGCGTGTCCGTTGGCTACATGGCCCATAAAGCGGTGCTGGTCGAAACAGCGGATGGTGTGGAAACCTACCGCGTGACCGACTGGGAACCGTTTGAAATATCTCTTGTCAGCGTCCCCGCTGATGCATCCGTCGGTGTAGGCCGCAGCCTGGCATCTGACGCCGCCCCTTTGCTCGATACCCCCCCAAATTTTCAGGAAAAAACCATGACCACAGAAGCCACCGTTATCGAAACCCAAGTTCAGCGCAACCACCCCGCCGAGATCAGCAAAATTGCCGCCACTATGCCCGGCGGTGCCGAGATGGCCATGAAGTCCATCCAAGCCGGCCACACGGTCGAGCAATTCCAGGTCGAGGCCATTCGTGCGCTGTCCACCAAGCCCGTGCCCACAAGCGACATCGGCATGAGCACAGCAGAAACCCGCCGATTTAGCGTGGTGCGCGCCATCCACGCCCTGGCCAACCCCAGCGACGCCGCTGCCCAGCGCGCCGCCGCCTTTGAGTTTGAGGCGTCCGGCGCTGTAGCCACCAAAATGGGCAAGGCCGCACGCGGATTTTTCATGCCCAGCGACGTGCAAAAACGCGACCTGCTGGTCGGCACGCCCACCGCTGGCGGCAACCTGGTTGCCACTGATCTGCTCAGCGGCAGCTTCATCGACCTGTTTCGCAACGCGATGGTGATTGACCGCATGGGCGCCCGCATGCTGACCGGCCTGGTGGGGCAGATCGCCATCCCCAAGCAGACCGGCGCGGCCACCGCCTACTGGGTGGCCGAAAACGGCGCAACCACCGAGTCCCAACAAACGGTTGGCCAAGTGACAATGTCACCCAAGACGGTTGGCGCGTTTACCGACATCAGCCGCCGCCTGACGCTTCAGTCAAGCATCGACGTCGAGGCCATGGTCAACCAAGACTTGGCCACCGTGCTCGGCCTGGCCGTGCAGCAAGCGGCCATCAGCGGCAGCGGCGCCAGCAACCAGCCGTCCGGCCTGCTCACGCTCATCACCCCTAGCGTCATCGGCGGAACCAACGGCCTGGCACCGACTTGGCCCAACATGATCGACCTAGAGACCAACGTTGCCGTCGGCAATGCCGACATTGGCACGCTGGGCTATTTGACCAACGTCAAAATGCGCGGCAAGCTCAAAACCACGCAAAAGTTTGCCTCGACCAACGGCGCGCCGGTGTGGGACCTGGGCAGCACGCCGATCAACGGCTACAACGTCGGCGTCACCAACGCCGTGCCAAGCAACCTGACCAAGGGCACCAGCAGCGGCGTTTGCTCGGCCATTTTGTTCGGCAACTTTGCCGACCTGATGATCGGCATGTGGGGCAGCCTGGACATCATGGTCGACCCGTACACCGGCAGCACCGCCGGGACGGTGCGCGTAGTGGCCCTGCAAGACGTCGATGTGGCCGTGCGCAACATCGAGTCGTTCGCAACAATGGTTGACGCCCTCACGGTCTAAGCCAGCGCCCAAGCCATGTTCGTTGAAGACCTCAGCGTGTTCACTAACCCCGCCGAGTTTGGGCAGGTGGCCACCGCCACCACCAAGTTCGGCGAGGTCATCACGCTGCCGGTCATCTTCGACAACGCCTATGAGTCCGCCCTCGGCGGCTTCGCCGAGTCCAGCGGCCCGAGCGCCTTGGCGCAAAGCGCGCTGGTGCAAGACCTTGCTCACGGCAGCCAGATCGAGATCAGCGCGCGCACCTGGGCCATTGTTGAGATTCAGCCCGATGGCACCGGCATGACCCGGCTTGTGCTGGAAAAGGCCGCCTGATGGCCACCGTTTTTGCCCAGATCACAGGCGCCATCGTGGCCGCTCTGGCGACTGCGCCTGCGGTGTCTGCGCAGATTCACCGCAGCCGGGTTCGCCCGCTGTCTGCCGAGTGGACAACCGCTGTGGTGGTCACCCCGCAAAGCGCCGAGCTTGACCGCTTGGCCATTCGGGGCGCCCCCATCAACCTTGAATCGCAAATTGAAGTGGTTTGCTTTGCTCGCGCCGCGCCTGGGCAGTCGCCAGATGTGGCGGTTGATGCGCTGCTGTCTGCGGTCTATGCCCGCCTGGTGGCAGACCCAACGCTCGGCGGGTTGGCGCTCGATCTGGCGCCGGCCCGAATCTCTTACGAATTCGATGCAGAGGCCGAGCAGGTG